TAAAAAGTCCTATTCCAACGTTGCAGCAGCCGCAGGCCAAAACATCAGTCTAAGTGGTACTTTAGGTGGTTATGTGGGTCAAGCAGCATCAACACAGATCAGTTTAAGTTCTAGATTCGGTGGACGTAATACACCTTACGCATACTAATAAAGAAACAACCTACTAAATACCTCAAACAAACGTTTGAGGTATTTTTATGGCTAAAAAAAGCGCAGCAGCACCGGCAACAGAAAATGACGAATTGAAGAGCATTTTTGATAAGTGTCCCTACAATACTACAAGTGCATTTGAACTAGAACATTTCAAATCGCAAACAGGTACAGGGTTCGCTAGAAACATCATAGATGTTATTAACCGTGTTAGAAAAATTGAAAGCGATCTTGAGACTGTTACGGGCAAGTTTGAAATAAACTGTCTGCAACAGGAAAGAGCGCAACTACTAGATTATCTAAACAAACAAGACATTACTTCCCTGCGTTCTGCGGTTGAGAATTGGGAACATGTTGAGCGAGAGTATTGGGTCAACTTGCTGGGTAAACAGGCAGCAATCGAGATCCTTACATTTGGTAGACCATCTGTAGAGACCATGACAAAAATGGTTAGACTACCGGAAGAACTATACATCAAGGCAACTCAGATTTGTGTTAGGCTAGCCAATGCTATTAAATCAACAACTATGGCGGCAGAAGAACAAATCGGTGTTAGTTCAGAACCTGCTGAAACAGCAGAACCAAATAAGCTAAAACTTAAAAAGAAGCAATGAGCTTTATAGATTCAGCCATTAAGGCAACAGAATCAAAGGTAGCAGTGTGCATCCCGGCAAGGGATCAAATGCATACTGCGACTTCTTTTTGTCTCTACAATCTTGCATCACAGCTAACAAAGGCAGGAATAGAAAACACTTTATTTGTAAGTCCCGGAACCTTGATAGCAAATCAAAGACATGAATTGGTGGTGTCTGCGATTGAATGGGGCGCCACTCATGTACTCTTTATTGATAGCGACATGATGTTTGAGCCTGCACATGTTTTTAGGATGCTACGTAAAGATCTTGATATTATTGGTGCAGCATACAGTAAACGAGCAGAACCTTTCATCACAACAGCTTGGGAACGAATAGACGATTGGGATAGTTGGGTACGAGTCGAGGACTATAAAACGGATATTATCCAGGTTCAGGCAATGGCACTGGGTTTCTGCCTTATCAAAACGTCTGTTTTTGAACGCATAGATCTACCCTGGTTTCAATTAGGTTTCTATGAAGGTCAGTACACTGGCGAGGACATAGAATTTTTTAGAAAAGCCGGCCAAGCAGAAATACCTATCTGGTTAGACCTAGAAGTGACGAGGTCTTTAGGGCACTTGGGTACGTTTGAGTTTAAAGTCGGTCACGGTAATTAGACAAACTTTCCCATCGTTTATACCATTTGGTAAGTTTTCTAATTTGATAGTCTGTACTGAAGATTGTGCTTACGTCTGTAAGTCTTTGCTGGACGCATAAATCTTTTTCCGTTGCGTCTTTGAGAAGTGTCAGGGTATTATCCTGCTTGTTGATCAGAGTCTGTATGATAGGATGATTAAACTCTTCTAGGTTTAATAAATGCGTCGCCTGTAAGTACCAACGCTCTACATAACTCACTTCCTCTTTGAATAGTTTATTGAGTAATGGATTGTTGAGCCTGCTATCCCAACAAAAATATAAGTCTACAGATCTTACTGTGTTATGTTGACGCCTGTCCGGAAGATGAATTATTTCTGCTGCCATTCTTCTTATCCACCCATTGATAAAAATTCTTAAACTTATCAATAAGCCTGCTGGACGATATCATTTGCCTAGTCTTTGGGTGTAACGGGCTAGGTAAGTTGTTGATGTCTGTCCAGGCATAGCCTGTATTTTCCCAGTTAAGCTCAGGCGTAAACTCCTTGCCAACTAGTACTAGATAAGTCTCATACACAAAATCTTTACTCCTGCTCTGATATTTGTGTAGCGGTGTAATCTTTTTAATTTTAGTTAGGTTAAGTTCTTCTTTTAATTCTCGCTGCAAGGCATCTATGTTAGATTCATCACCATCTACTTTGCCTCCGGCAAAGGTCCATGTATTGGGGTGGCTTTCTTTTGGGCTACGTAAAACTGTCATAACCCTGCCTGTTTCCTCGCTAACAATGATAGCGCCAACACCCCTAAATTGCCTCACAGATAAATTCTCCACCAACCGTTTCTATAAGCGCCTTCGTATGCACTTATCCACTGTCCGTACTTCCATTCGTACATTAAACTTGTCATGGTATTTAACACTGTGGCATCAGGAGTTGCACTACTATCAAAGCTAACTACCCAAGTTGTACCGTTGAACTCTATTATGTCGTTTGCCTCTGCGTTTGTAATACCCCATGCAGAAGTAGCAGGTACGTTTTCAAGTACAAGATAACGTTGTCCAAGTGTTGCAGCAGGTAAGCCAGCACCTGGTGCAGTCTTTGTAGGATTAATGATTGCGTTTATCGCAGGGATAGTTGCAGCAGGTAAACTGTTTTCATCTATGTTAACGTAAGCGACGTCTGGTGCATTAGGGTCTAATGCTTCTATAACTGCAATTATGTCCTGAGAACTATCTGACGGGTCGTCTCCTCTACGCAAGCGTAGGTGACTGATGCCTGGTCTGAGCTCTCCGTAGGGTTTAAGTTTTTCAAACCAGCTCATAGGATTACCTGCATCGTCTATGTTACTGCCCGAGCTACTTAATAGAATAGCCTTTTCGCCTTCTATGCGTACCTGAAGTTTTAGATCTTCAAAGGTTACAATAACCCATTGTTTGTTTGGGATAGGGTCGTTTGGTACCCACTCCATCAACTCTCCATTCTTGGATCTCTTAATTTCATTTAGGATAGTATGGATAAGCGTTTGTCTCTTAACCTTAGCTGGCGGGCTGAGGAATATTGGTAGTGTAAAGTTAAGCGCAGTGACATCAATGATATCATCTGTGCCGGTTGGGATCTGTCTCACACTCCATACCACGTTTACCAACTCTGTATAAGTTAGGTTTGTCCAGTCAAACGGATTGTCGTTTGTTTTTAGGTTGATACTAGGGTTGAATAGAACAAGTAACTGTTCTACTATCTGCAATTTTTGTTCTGTGTTGCTGGTCCAGATGTCTACTTGTACAGTTAAATCATATGGAACAGGCATGTAGCGTTCAACAGTGTATGTATTGCCTACCTCACCGTCCACATACACACCAGTCTCTGGGTTATACTTCTTCTCATATACCTGTACCTTGTTGATGTGTGTTGGGTTGTGGCGTCTGTCAGCACTGATCTGCAAGTCTGTGATATAAACACTGATAAATGGTACAGTGTTGATAGCGTTCTCAGACTGGTTTTTCATAATGTGAGCAGCCATACGGTTGATGTCACCGTAACGTACTGGCACCTGGATGAAACTTTCTACACCGTTCCTGTCCTTACCTGTTTTGACGCTGAACTCTCCTAGTATTCGCATGAACTGCGTTAGGTAGCGTCTTATCTGTTGATCATAAAAGAACTGCATTATAAATCCGTTTTGGGCCTAATAACCTGGCTAAGTGCCTGACGTTCTGGCATCTCTTGATTACCAATAACTGTGACAGCATCGTTGTTGATGAAAGGAGCACCGTTGAGTACGCGATCCCTAACGTCAATAGGACCTTGTTGTACCTGTACTCGTTGCCAACGTGTTCCTCTGTAAACGAACAGAGCATTGGGTGTATAGTCAACTCGCATGAAGAAGTCGCCCTGTCTTGGGTTAAGAGGGAAACTTAGACCAGAAGCTATCTGCTCGCCATGATCATAAACCTGCTTATCTGTTGCCTGATAATTTTTGTTAATAGGATTCAGGATGTTGTTGTCATCATCTAGCACAGAAGATGCCAACTTCTCACCTTGCTCAATGATAGCATTGCTAATCTTAAGCTCTTGTTGGTAAGTGCTTAATGCATCCTTCAAAGTATCCACGCCGTTGTCTGCAGGTTGTTGTAGTATGTCTCGGTATTCTTGTGCGTCTGTCATAGGACTTGCCTTGATGCGCCAAATATGTGGGTACCATGTTTGGCTAAAGCCTTCTGCTGCCCTGCTGGCATCTTGCACTACATAAAATTTGTTAACTGCCGGTTTACTTTGATCCAGCAGCAAGTCATCTCTAACGTGTGGCAGCTCAATGA